AGTTGGTCTACTGGGTATTGATAGGGGTTGCCATATGCATAATTGTTGGTGTAACTTCAATGGCATATGTAGAAACTCTGTACATGCGAGCACAGCTCAAGCAAGAGATGAAAGAGCTGCGTAAACTTAAACGAGAACTTAAGGAAAGCAAATGAATGAACTACTCGGTCTTCTCAAGGGTATCGCACCCACGTTGGCAACTGCTGTCGCTGGTCCTCTGGGTGGCGCTGCTGTTACCGCTTTGGCTAATAAGTTTGGCGTGTCTGATTCCGTCGATGCTGTTGCTAAAGCTATTGCAGGCGATCCGAAAGCGGCTGAAAAGCTGGCTGAAATGGAGCTAGAGTTCACCAAGGTGGTTTTAGATGCACAAAAGAACGAAGACAATAACATCACAGACCGTTGGAAGTCAGACAATCAGTCCGACGGCTGGCTGAACAAGAACATACGCCCAGCCACATTGGTATACCTATTGTCTACTTACAATGTATTTGCACTGATGTCAGCATTTGGTCATCAGGTCAATGAATCTTATGTCAATCTACTTGGTCAGTGGGGTATGCTGGTAATGACAGCTTACTTCGGTGGCAAGACGATTGAGAACATTATGGCTATTAAAGGAGGTAAGAAATGAACCTTTCAGCACACTTTACACTTGATGAACTAACGCATACTGACCATAGAGAACTGGACAATACGCCAAATGAACAAGAACTTGCAAACCTTAAAAGATTGGCTGAATTTCTTGAAACAGTCAAAGGCGTACTTGGCGGTAAACCAATTATGGTTAACTCTGCGTTCCGCTCTAAAATGGTTAATGACGCCGTAGGCTCAAAAGATACTAGCCAGCACAGAGTCGGTTGTGCGGCCGATCTAAGAGTACCCGGAATGACACCAGACGAGGTCGTGAAAGCCGTAATTGCAGCAGGCATAGGTTACGACCAAGTCATACGAGAATTTGATCGGTGGACACATATATCAATTCCTAATGCAGCTAGCGGCACACCTCGTCGGCAAGCTTTAATAATTGACAAAGCCGGTACTAGAGTGTATGCTTAAGCTATATAATCGTGTTAGCATAAAGGACGGCTCTGTATGACTGTTGCATCAGTAATGACATACGATTCTCTTACGGAGAATATCCAGTCTTATCTGGAACGTACAGACACTGCCACACTTGACAAGATTCCTCTTTTCATCATGCTGGCAGAGCAAGTGATCGCCAGTGAGATTAAGTTTCTTGGCAATTTGACGGTAAACACTAGCACTATGACAATAGGTCAGTTTGTAATTGACAAACCTGCTAGATGGCACAAAACAGTGTCAATGAATGTGATTGTAAGCGGCGAACGACAGCCAATTTTGCTTCGCAAATACGAATACTTACGTGAGTATTGGCCAGATCAAACGCAAACTAGTGTGCCTTTGTTTTATGCAGACTACGACTACACGCATTGGTTAGTGGCTCCAACACCTGCTGCAGCTTACTCGTTTGAGGTGCTCTATTATGAGCGTAATCAGCCGTTGGATAGCACCAATCAAACCAACTGGTTCACAATTTATGCGCCACAAGCATTGTTGTATGGTTCACTTTTGCAAGCAATGCCATTTCTTAAGAATGACGACCGCATTCCAATGTGGCAAGCACAATACCAAGCAATTATGCAAGTGTTGAAAGCTGAAGATGTGACACGTATTGGCGATAGACAAAGTACGGTGCTTGATACATGACCGGCTCATTTGTATCCCCGTTCACTGGCGATGTTATTCAGCCAACTGATGTTAGCTATGCTTCATACACACTTACAGGCGACTTACAGTTAGAGTGGCCATCTGGCGCAACACCCGCTGAATCACCTGCAGCCAGAATCATGGACATCACGGCAGGTAGTGTTGGCTATAGTCTAATTATGCCGCCTGCCAACCAAGTGTCGGTGGGGCAAGATGCACTGATTCGTTGTATAGGCTCAACCTTCACGGTTAAGAACTACACTGGTGGCACAATCTGTACAGTTAGTTCCAGCAATGCACAGTACTTATACTTAACGGCAAACAGTACAACCGCAGGCACTTGGGGCGTATTAGGTTTTGGCACAGGCACATCATCTGCTGATGCTGCTACATTGGCTGGTTATGGCTTACTGGCAATCTCTGCCACACTAAACCAAAGCCACCCAGCACAGACAATCACAAGCCCTTATACATTCTTAGCTGCCGATCGTGCACAAGTAAAAGTATGGGCAAGCGGCGCCGGTACAGGCACACTGCCGTTGGCTGCATCACTTGCAAATAACTGGTTCACATTGTTTAAGAACAATGGCACAGGTTCATTCACTATTTCAACCACAAGTAGTCAGTTAATTGACGGTCAAACAAGCAAGACATTTAGCCCTGATGAGTCGGCATTCATCATCTGTAACGGCTCGGCATACATCACTGTGGGCTATGGTGTTAGTTCTACATTTGCATTTACTGTACTTACTTACCCTATTACAGGTGGTGCATACTCATTAACATCAAGTGAAGCAGGCAATCTAATTCAAGAGTATGTAGGCACACTGGTTAGTAACGTGACTGTGACCTATCCGCCTGTTGTGAACTTGTATGTGGTGTCGAACCAGACAGTTGACAATGGCTACACGCTCACACTAACCACTGGCATTGTTGGCTCTGCATCAGCCGTAATTCCGCCAGGTCAACAAGCCACACTAATATGTGATGGCACAAACTTCTTAAATGCCAATACAGTACAAGCTGGTGCAACTTCATTAAGCATCATCAATGGCACTGTAGGCACACCGGCAATCAATTTCGCAGCTGAAACGAATACAGGCATTTGGCGAAATGGCGCAGGTCAGTTTAACATTGCCGTATTAGGCACAAATAGATTAGCACTTACTGCAACAGGATTAGCCATTGTAGGTACAGGCAACTTTACTGGTGGTATTAGTGGGGGCACATTCCCATGACAGCAAAAGTATTTTCGCTAGACACGTTGCCAGGAATACAGCGTGACGGTACTCTTTTTGATCGACAGTTTTATACTGATGGACGATGGGTAAGGTTTCAAAGAAGCAGGCCACGTAAGATTGGCGGCTATAGAGAGATTGTGAACAACTTAGCCGGTCCATCTAGAGGCATTTACGTTAACCCACAAAACAACTTTAACGATGTCTACAGTGGCTATTCAGACGGATTACAAATAGTACCTATTAGTAATTCAGGCGTGGGCGCCGGTGTGTCAGACATTACACTTTCAAACTTTACGCCGAACGTGAATAATCTTTGGCAGTTTGATACGTATACAGACACAAACGGCAGTGGTAATCAAATACTGCTTGCACATCCAGGCCAAAATTTATCTGACATTAACAATAGCGTAGATACGCCTGTTCTTGGCAATGTGATTGGCACAACTACTGCAAGTGCCATTGGCGTGTTCACTATTGCAGCCACACTAAATTCAACTACTACAGTCACAGTAGCATCAACCACACAGATCGGCGCAGGTCAGATAGTGACAGGCACAGGCATACCGTCTAGCACAACCGTGACCGTGGTGAACAATGCCACTACGTTCACTATTTCAAATGCAGCCACGTTAACTGGCGCATCAACATTGACCATTAACAATCAGATTTCTGTGTCAGGCGGTGTGGTTGTATTGCACCCATATGTGTTTGTCTATGGAAATGCCGGATTGCTTAGAAATTGCTCGGCAGGTAACATTAATGACTGGGTATCTGCCGATGCAAACGAGGTTAACGTAGCAACCGGAAAGATAGTCCAAGGTTTACCTGTTCGAGGTGGTACAACATCACCTTCAGGGTTATTCTGGTCAATCGATTCATTAATCCGTGTGTCCTATACTCCTACTACTGTAAACTCAGGCGGTACGACATCTACACTGTATTGGCGGTATGACTTAATCTCTAGTCAGTCATCTATTTTGTCTAGCCAATCAGTGATTGAGTATGACGGCATCTATTATTGGTGTGGTGTTGACCGATTCTTAATGTACAACGGTGTTGTAAAAGAAATACCTAACCCATTTAACCAGAACTATTTCTTTGACAATCTAAACTATGACCAAAGAGAAAAAGTCTTTGTGACTAAAGTGCCTAGATTCGGTGAAGTGTGGTGGTTCTATCCTAAAGGCAGTTCTACTGAATGTAATGATGCCATTATTTACAACATTCGTGAAAACTGCTGGTACGATGCTGGTGAAGCACTAGGCTCAAGAAGATCAGACGGCTACTTCTCACAAGTGTTTCACTACCCTATTAATGCTGACTGGAATGTAAATTCAACAGGCTCAGTAAATCTGTTTACGATTACGAATGCAGGTACTGGCTACACCAATGGCACTTACACATACAACAACTTAGTAGGCGGTGCAGGCACAGGTGCACAAGCATCTTTTACTGTTGCAGGCGGTGTGGTTACGAACTTTACAATTACTGCAAGAGGGTTAAACTATGTAGTAGGCAATACGCTAACTATTAGCTTGGCCACTGCAGGCACGCCGTTTAGCATTACATTGACATATGTGATGTCGTATGTGTCACTATATCAGCATGAGTTCGGTACTGATGCAATTCAAGGTGTAGTTGCAACGGCAATCGAAAGCTATTTTGAGACTAATGATCTTGGTTGGGTATCAGGTGGACCAGCACAAAACTCACCGGTTGGTGAAAACCGCTGGCTTCGTATTGAGCGTGTAGAGCCTGACTTTGTACAGACAGGCACTATGCAGTGCTATGTCACAGGTCGGCCATTTGCACAAGCCGCTGATAAAGTTAGTGATGCATACGACTTTACGCCAACCACGAACAAGATAGATATGCGTGAGCAAAGACGTGAATTACGGTTAAAGTTTGTTAGCAATGTACAAGGCGGTAACTATCAACTAGGTAAAGTTATAGTGAATGCCGAGCTTGGTGATGTACGAGGTTATAGCACATGACAATAGGTGTTGTATATGACCCACGCAATTTATCATGGGACCAATGGGCGTCTTTAATGTGTGAAGCCTATGCAGGTCAGCAGCTTGAGATACCACATGATGAGAACAAGTGGCAAGAATGGGCTACAGGCTTTCATGGCATTGGGTTATTTGGTAGTGATGCTGTACCAAGTCCGCACACATTTGCTAAATGGCAAGACTGGGCACAAGCCGTAGTAGGCGCCGTGGCAAACCAAACACAACAAAATGATTAACTTTATTGAACTACTTAACAAAGTTGCTCGTGTGGCTCGACCAGCACATCATGAGTTCATACCTATTGAGCGGATGGACGAGAAGTTTGAAGAGACTTGCTTTGATTCATTAGACATGCTGATGATTGGTATGTTTATGAGCATGATCTATGACATTGATGACGAAATATCAAAAGACTTTCAGCCTGAGACTGTGCAAGAACTTCACACATTCGTAGAACTAAACAAGAAGCGTGATCCAGAGTCTATCGAGTGGGCATTGGAGCAGATTAAATGATCTACCTTACGCACTATCGTACTGCTTACTCGACCAATGTTGAGCTGATGGACGATGTTACTTACCCACAAAAAGTGCATTGGTTTCCAGAGACATATGATCGTGTAAAGACAGGCATGTTTTATGCGCCACATCGAATTGCAGAAAAAGTGCTTGACCCAGTACTTGTTAAAGAGCTCCGTGATAATCCTGTAGGTAAAACAGCATTTATACTTGCTAGCGGCAATTCACACTTTGCAGGCATTAATCCACGTTCTAAGGCACCAACAAGGTTATCTTATGAATACAAATTTTTAC